GCTTATGACTTAGGTAGTTTAAGACACTTAAACAAGTACGATATAAATATCTAAAGCATAAGGAGTGCAAAATGGAAGTATGGACAATAGTGTCAGCTTTGTGGCTGTCCTCTTGGATTATGTGTATAGTAAGAACATACCCTATAATCTTTAGAATGGTAGAAAACACAGAAGGTGGCGAACTAATAGTGAGTTATAAATATACTCACATGATGATATATGCAATATGCCTTTTCATAATTACACCCCTAATATGGTCAATCATTTATAATGATAGTAATAGACAGAGGTGGTGTATCGCATATGTTGTACAAATTTGCAGGAGCAAAAAATGAATGGAATAATTAGAGAAGCTTTAAAGCTGAAATATGAAGGAGACATAGCTGCGGCTAATGCCAATGTAAAGGTTTATCTTTTAAATCCTGCTGGTATTGGGGAACACTCGGATATCATTCAGGCAATAGATGAACAAATCGAAAAAGCCGCAAATGCACAGGAGAAATTGGACTATATTCTCAACCTAAAATATTAGGAAAACAAAAAATAGTTCTTGACATAGCACTCATTTTTCTGTATAATATATATTAATGAGTGATAGATATTACAACCAAATGAGAGACGCGACAGGATGGTGCTTCGGCATGCCTGAGTCCCTCAAAAACAAACGGAGAAGAAGAATGGCTTGGACAGACGAATCAAAGCAAGAAGCAGTAGAAATGTATGTAGAGCAGGAACCAACACCTGAAACTAGCATGGAAATTGTAAAGGACATTGCTGACCACTTAGGCGAAAGCCCTAATGGAGTCAGAATGATTCTTACTAAAGCAGGCGTTTATGTTAAGAAAACACCAGCTACAGGTGCCGCTAAATCAAGTGGTGGCGGTAGTGCAAGAGTATCAAAAGCTGACGCAGCTGCAGCACTAACAAGTGCTTTAACTGATGCAGGTCAAGAGGTCGATGCAGATATTATCGACAAATTGACTGGTAAAGCTTCAGTATACTTTACAGGTGTACTCAACAACATCAACAATGGCTAAATAATACTACCCATTACTAAAGAGGAAGAGTTTTCTTAATAGTAATGGAGTATTATAGTGAAGAAAGATGAGTTCATAAGAACTGTATCAGATTGTGGTGACGCAATCATAACTTATAGGTCAACAAACAGTAGAAAATTAAAGTATAATGTTTGTACCCTAGACTTCGATAACAAGTATATCCAAAGCAAGAAGAATCGTGCTAAGGAAACCAAGGATTCAGTTCTGCTGTTTTGTTGGGATACTGACAGTTATCGCCTATTACAACCTAAGAATGTGACCAGTATACAACCTTTGAGTTCTATACTGAGGAACAAGCGATGAAGTTGCATGAAGCCCCTGAGATGTATGAAAAAATCATCTCTGAAAATGAGGAGGGGACGGAGCAAGTCAAACTAACCATAAATACTTTTTATGATGTAGAGTATATACATCTGAGAAAGTATTACCTCGACTTTGATGGGGACTTCAAACCATCAAAGGACGGAGTAGCAATGAAACTAGACTTTAACAATTCAAAGAATTTGTTCGAGGGACTAGTTGAAATATTATCACTAGCAGAGAGTAAAAGTATTTTAGAGACACACTTCAAGGATATTTTGGACGAAATTTACCTATCGTGAATTTAGTTCTTGACTCTGCTTGTGGTTTTTGATATAATATATAAATGGAAAATATAAAAGAAGTATTACAGAAAGCAGCGACAGATTACTATAATGGTAATCCAACCATGTCAGATGAACAGTTTGATAAGTTAGCTCAGTACGCTGAGTATGACGAGGTAGGATTCACCAGCAGAGACAATCGTATACCGCATGCTTTCCAAATGTATTCACTTCAGAAGATTTTTTCTAATGAGCTGGATAAGCAGCCCTTCGGTAATTACAAGGGAGCGACTATTGTCTCTCCTAAGTTAGATGGTGCTGCTGTATCTTTGCTCTATGTTGAGGGACAACTACATAAAGCCCTTACTCGTGGCGATGGAAAGCGTGGTCTGGATATTACAGACAATGTTAAATCGTTAGTACCTAATTCATTAGGCGGGTTTAAGGGTGCACTACTACAGATTACTGGAGAAGTAGTTGCTCCCAAAACTATCAAGAATGCTCGGAACTATGCTGCGGGTGCTCTCAACTTAAAAGATACTGTCGAATTCCAAAGCAGAGACTTGCGTTTCATAGCTTACGGAGTGCAGGACTCATGGAATGAGTGCTGGAGTAAAGACATGGAGTATCTTCTTGGATTCGGATTTGATACAGTTCTGTCTAATGACTGGACTGCATATCCCGATGACGGGCTTGTTTTTCGTATAGACAGCTACGAAGACTTCGCAAACCTAGGTTATACCTCTAAGCACCCACGAGGTGCATATGCGCTCAAGCAGCGTAATGAAGGAGTTATAACTAAACTGGTCGATGTCAAGTGGAATGTTGGAAAATCAGGTGTTGTGGCTCCTGTAGCTATTCTTGAACCTATAGAGATAGACGGCGCTACAGTTAGTAGAGCAACTCTACACAATATGAAGTATATAAGTGACCTTAATTTAGAAATAGGTTGTTTAGTAGAAGTCATACGTAGTGGAGAAATTATACCTAGAATACTATCCCGAGCTAATTAGTGTCTAGTAAAGGCATATACAATCATACATACTTTGATAACAACCCTGATGAAAAAGATAGGGAGGGAGTTCTGTACGGCATAGTATTAGTAAACACTAAAACTTTCGAGAGAGAATGTATCAAGGTAGGAATAGCTAGTGGAAAAGATTGGCGACATATTATAAAGCGTAGCAGAGGTTTCAGAGGATACGATATCCGTATTCAGAAGGTCTGGAGCAGCACACTTTATAATGTGTGGGCACATGAACAGTACCTACATGATATGTATAAAGACGACAAACACATTCCCATGTTTAAGTTTGGAGGTCATACTGAGTGTTTCAAAATTGATTCGCTCATTCTTCAGGACTTTCCAAAAAATAAATCTTGACATGGAAACTGAATTTTGTTATAATATATAAATAGAAATTAAGAGAGAACACATGAAGCAAATAGTCCCGCCAACGCACTGTCCATCTTGTATGACAGAACTTGAGTGGGTAAAAGACCAGCTTTATTGCAATAACCCTAATTGCCCAGGCAAGACGAGTAAAAAGATTGAGCATTTTGCTTCTACTCTCAAGATTAAAGGTCTCGGACCTCGCACAGTACAAAAACTACAAATCTCTGATTTGCATGACTTGTACGAGCTTCCATTAGAAATAATGATTGAAGCTTTGCAATCCGAAAAACTAGCAGTTAAACTGCATAGAGAGATTGAGAATAGTAAACAAGTTGACTTAGTTGACTTACTACCAGCTTTCTCTATAAAGTTAATTGGTCGTTCCGCCTCAGCCAAGATTTGCTCTAAGATAAAGAATATACTCGATATCAATGAGGAAACTTGCGCTGAAGCAGGGCTAGGACCAACTGCTACCAATAATTTACTAGATTGGTTAATAGAAGAATTTACTGATGGATATGACCGACTACCTTTTAGATGGCAACAACTAACAAAACTAGAAGAAAAGAGTGCTGACAACGGAGTCGTTTGTATCTCTGGTAGATTAAAAAGCTTCAAAACAAAAGCAGCCGCTACACAATACTTAGAAACAAAGGGCTATCTTGTAAAGAGCAGTTTAACAAAAGATGTGACTATCTTAGTAAACGAGAGTGGTATAGAATCCGCTAAAACACAGGCAGCCCGAGATAAGGGCGTATTAATAATAACAAACTTAAAAGAAATATAGGAAACCAAAATGGCATTACCAAAATGGACAGACGAAAGAACACAACAACTTGTGGACTTCGTAGGAAGTGAGTCACCTATCTCACAAGCTATGGTTGCATCAGCAGCCGAAGAATTAGAAACTTCTACAAGAAGTGTCTCTTCTAAGCTAAGAAAAATGGGTCACGATGTAGAGTTAGCATCATCTGTTTCAAACAGAACTTTCTCAGAAGAGCAAGAAGCTACTCTATCAAACTTTGTATCTGACAACTCAGGTGCATACACATATGCAGACATCGCATCTTCATTCGAAGGTGGAGCATTCTCTGCTAAATCAATACAAGGCAAAATTCTATCAATGGAATTAACTGGCCATGTAAAACCAGCTGAGAAGCCAGAATCTGTTAGAACTTACTCTCCCGAAGAGGAAGCTACATTTACTACTATGGTAAATGGCGGGTCTTTCGTAGAAGAAATTGCGGAAGCTCTAGGCAAATCTGTTAACTCTATCAGAGGAAAAGCACTTAGCTTGCTAAGAAGTGGCGATATTAACGCTATTCCAAAGCAAAAAGAAACTAAAGGTTCAAGCAAAGCTGACCCATTAGCAGAAGTTAATGATATCGACAACATGACTGTTGAAGCTATCGCTGACGAAATTGGCAAAACTGTAAGAGGTGTTAAAACAATGTTAACCCGTAGAGGTCTAACTTGTTCCGATTACGACGGAGCCGCTAGAAAAGAAAAAGCATCTAGCTAATATTTTCTAACTCTAGGGCAGGGATTCTCTCTGCCCTATTTTTTATTTATCTGGGAGGGTAGCATTGAACTTAACTTCAGCTCTGTTGAAGCAAATAATAACGCAGGAAGATTTTGAATCTTGGGGCAACCTAAGAGTTAATTATCTTAGTGCGGAGTATCAGTCCTTACATAAGGTCATGGATACTCACATTAAAAATTTCAGTAGGCTCCCCTCTTTTGATGACCTTAAACTATCCATTCGTGATAGAAAGCTACAAGAAAAAGTATTTGCAATAGAAGCCGTCGAGGTAGATATCGACGCTTGGGTTCTTCTCGAGTACCTAAAAAACGAGTATACACAAGTAGAAATACTAGATGAACTTGATAAGTTCATAGACAAAACTGTAGCAATATCTTCGGCAGAAGAAAATGTAGAAGCAATCCAACAGATTGTTTTAGATGTTGGCGAAAGAGTCGACTTAAAAGCTCCCGAAGAAAACATGCAAACAATTCCTTTGTTTGATTCCGAAAAAGACCTTAAGAGATTCTTACCTCTTGGCCTCAATGATGATTATGACCAGTTCATGAAGTTTTCTCCCAGAGACCTCATACTAGTCGGTGGTCGTAGGGGTGCTGGTAAGTCTATTGCTTGTTGTAATATTGCACATAATGTGTATGAACAAGGCAAGAGCTCTCTTTACTTCACTATAGAAATGGACGCTCGTTCAATTCTACAAAGAATGTGTGCCTTAGGTGCGCGTATTCCTATTTCACGACTTGCTACACGAAACTTAACAACTGTTGAGTGGGATAGAGTAGCAAACTGGTGGGCAGGAAGATTCCAAGATGGAGTAGAATTACTATCCGAATTCAAGGACACAAGGGACTTTGACGCATTTCATACAAAACTTCAGACTAAACCACTAAATGATGGTCAAATGGACGTTGTGTATGACCCGACACTTACTTTATCTCGTATTAGACAAGAGTTAGAAAGTAAAGTGTCCCAAACAGACTATGGGGTTATTGTAGTTGATTACTTAAACCAAGTAAAACGCTCCAATGCTCCTAGTCGCTCAGGACAATATGACTGGACGGAGCAGATAGAAGTCAGTAAGACTCTGAAAAGTATTGCACAGGAGTATGAAATTCCTGTGTTTGCCCCTTACCAAACCGATAGCACAGGTGAGGCAAGATTCGCAAAAGGTATTCTCGATGCAGCAGATGCAGCCTTTACATTAGAAACATGGTCTCCCGAAGATGAAGCTATGACTTTCAACTGTACTAAAATGAGAAGTGCTAAAATGGAAGGATTCACGAGTGTTATGGATTGGGAAACACTTAAGATAGGCCCTCAATCAACTATGAATCCTAAAGAGAAAGAAGAAATCAAAGATAGCCTATCAACAGGAGAAGATATACATGACGCAATATAATGAAAGCGAAGGCCCTCATAAGTATAAAGGTTGGTATTGGTGTGCTCAAAGACAAGCATTCTTTCGTTGGACAGAATTTATAGGAGGTTTGAAATGACACAATATGATGACCTAATAAGAAGGAAAGCTAAAGAGCTGGAAGCTGAAGAGTGGGGTAAACAAGTAAAATATATACACGCTAACCAAGGAATTATGGAAATTGCATACAACAATGGAGTTGTTCAGTATGAACAAATAGCTACAGGTAAAAAATGGACAGAAGGCAAGAAAGAGAAGAAAGATACATTATTACAGTCTTTCGGTAAATGGGTAGCAGACCAGCGTGGCAAGTGATAGAATAGGAGAAAAATCCGCAAAATTAGTAGGAGTGCCTCCTTTTGAAGTAAGGCAAGTAACTACAGATTTTATGTTGAGTCAACCTCAGGTTGCCGAAAACATAATGCAAGTACCACTAAACAAGAAACTAATGTATAGTATTAAGGAAAATGGAATTAAGAATCCTCATCTTTGTATGAAACAGTGGTACCCACTAGCAGGTAGTCAAAGGCTACGAGCGGTGGCACAAATAAAGAAATACAATCAAGACTTTAACTTGAACATAACAGTTCATAGATTTTTAGAAGATTGGCACAATTGTTTTTATCTTTGGCCTGACGAAGAGTTTAGAGCTAAAGCTATAGCTATTTGGTTTCAAACCCAAGAAGTAGTATTTAAGTCTCTTTATTACACAGATGACACAGATAAAGACGGAACAAAAATGACCGAGTATGAAGATATCGGTGAAAAACTAAAATGGAAAAGAGATAATGTATAATAATTATGTAGACGCAGCAAAAATAGGAATAGGAATAGCTATTATATTTGTTGTATTGGAGCTTATTTTTGCATGAGAGTAGATGAGCTTCTACAAGAACAGCGTATTGAATTCAAAGTCTCTGGAAGAGACTACGTTATTAAATGCTTAAACCCTGACCACGAGGACAGTAATCCAAGTATGCGTGTTGATAATATAACAGGTATATTTAATTGCTTTTCTTGTGGTTTCAAGGGCAATGTCTTTAAACATTTTGGTGCTGCAGCTAACTTTCTAGAGATTAAGAGACAAAAGTTGAAAGAATCTATAGACGAAAAGCGTTCAGCAAGTATAGGTTTTGAGTTCCCCAAAGGATTTGCTCCATATGTGGGCAACTGGAGGGGAATCAGACCAGAAACATATAAGCACTTTGAGGCTTTTATTCATCACGACTCGCAGTTCAACGGAAGAGTTGTATTTCCAGTGCGTGATATTACAGGAAAGGTGGTAGCTTTCAATGGTCGACATATGACCATGACTGAGATACCCAAATATCTCATCTACCCTCCACAAGCAAAGCTACCACTTTATCCTTCTACAGTTCACCCTATAAAGGGTAGAGTAATTCTAGTAGAAGGAATATTTGACATGATTAACCTCTATGACAAAGGCTTATCAAATGCTATTTGTTGCTTTGGAACAAGAAACATAGACGCAGATAAGTTAGCAATCTTAAAGATGCAAAATGTAGAAGGTGTAGATATCATGTTTGATGGAGATGATGCAGGCCAGACAGCCGCAGAAGAAATAAAGGGGTTAGCAGAAAGAGTAGGACTAACCTCTAGAAACATAAATCTGGGTAGTAATATAGACCCAGGAGGTCTACCTGAAATAAAGGTAGCAGATATTAGGAAAAGGTTATATTCTTCTTGACACAGCGTTTAGAATTTGATATAATATATAATAAATAAAGGAATCACATGACAAATATAGCATTAATAGAAACCAAGACCAGTAGAACTAACTGGGAAGATAGGTTTGATAATAACTTTGAGATAGAGAGATTTGCTCTATGCTCTGACCATACTAAAAAGAAAGTACTAAAAGCTGATGTAGATATTCAGATAGATACTAATGCTTACGACTGGATTATTGTAGTAGGCTCAGAAGCACTTAAGTTTTTTACAAGTGTTAATTCTATAACAGAGTATAGTGGTAAGTGTGTAGATGATAAGTATCTGCCAGTAATTAATCCTGCTATGCTATCCTTCAAACCTGAGGCTAAGCCTTTATGGGATAAGAGTAAGCAAAATATTATAGACTTCATAGCTGGAAACATAAAAGTACAAAGTCTAGATAGTGATAAATGTTATGGCATACAAGACACAAAGCAGTTCCATGACTTTTTACAAGCAGCATTAGACCACCCTAATAAATATGTAGGGCTTGATTCCGAAACAACAGGGCTATACCCTAGAGATGGTTATATGCTTGGTATGAGTATTTCCTATGAGAAAGACCATGGTGCATACATAGACACAGAGTGTGTAGATGAAAAAGCAGAAGAAATGCTACAAGAGTTATTCAACAAGAAGATAATTATATTTCATAATGCAAAGTTTGACTTAGCGTTCTTTGAGTATCATTTCAACTTCACTTTCCCTAGATTCGAGGACACTATGCTACTTCATTATTGTTTAGATGAAGTTCCAGGAGGTCACGGACTAAAACAGTTAGCAATGGAACATACTGCATATGGAGACTACGAGAAACCTATGTATGACTGGATAGACTCTTACAAGAAACAAAATAGAATACTTAAAGCTGACTTTCAATGGGGTGCAATTCCTTTTGATGTAATGAAAATATATGCAGCCATGGACGCAGTAGTAACTCTATTAGTATTTGAGAAGTTATACCCAGCAGTTAGAAAGAATGCAAAACTATTTAGTGTGTATGAAAACATACTTATACCTGGCTGTAGAATGTTGACAGACATACAGGACAATGGTGTGCCTTTTGATAAAATGAGACTACTTAAAGGTAGAGACTTAATGCAAAATGATATAGACGAAGCAGTAGAAGAACTATACAAGTTTCCAGCAGTTAAAGCTTTTGAGACTGCTAAAGAAAAAGAATTTAATCCAAACAGTACAGTACAACTTAGGTCACTACTGTTTGATTTTGTCGGGCTCAAGCCTACAGGCAAAAAGACAGGTACAGGTGCAGATTCAACAGATGCAGAAGTACTAAAAGAACTAGGAGAGCAACACGAAATTCCTAGACACATTCTTTCTATTAGGCAAAAGTCTAAGATTAAGAATACTTATTTAGATAAAATCTATCCACAGTTAGATAAAGATAGTAGATTGCGTACAGGCTTTAATTTGCATGGCACAACCTCAGGTCGTTTATCTTCTAGTGGTAAAATGAATATGCAACAAATCCCTAGAGACAATCCTATTGTTAAAGGCTGTATCAAAGCTGCTCCAGGGCATAAGATTGTTGCAATGGACTTAACAACTGCAGAAGTATATGTAGCTGCTGTATTGGCTGATGATAAGAACCTCATGAAAGTATTCCAAGATGGAGGTAATTTTCACAGTAACATTGCTAAGTTAGTATTTAACTTACCTTGTGAGGCAGATGAAGTTGCTGAACTTTATCCTACAGACAGGCAGGCTGCAAAAGCTGTTACCTTTGGCATTATGTATGGTGCTGGAGCTAATAAGATATCTCAGCAAGTTAGTACAGATTCAGGCACTTTCTTCAGCAAGACACAGGCTCAAGAAGTTATTGATGATTACTTTAAACAGTTTTTCAAACTCAAGAAGTGGATAGATTTATCTAGTAAGTTTATTATGGATAATGGATTTATATATGGTGCTACTGGTAGAAAGAGAAGATTACCAAATGTTAAATCTGACAATCAAGGAATACAAAGCCATGAAGTCAGGTCAGGTATGAACTTCTTAGTTCAGTCCGTAGCTTCTGATATTAACTTGCTTGGTGCAATTGATATGAATGAGTATGTAAAAACTACAGGTATGAAAGCAAAAATATTTGCTCTAGTACATGACTCAATCTTAGCAGAAGTACCAGAAGACGAGATAAAACATTATTCAGAAAAATTACAAAGTTTCATACAACAAGATAGAGGATTTAGTATACCAGGTACACCAGTAGGTTGTGACTTTGATGTGCATGATGATTATTCTCTAGGCAAGTTTGAAGCTAAGTATGATATATGATAAAATAAAATTCCCTATCTTCGTATTGCATACAGACAATATAATGTTTGTAGATGGGATATTGTGGATAGAAAACCAAGTATTAGATGATACTAATATGAAGGGAGAAACATTAGGTATGAGAAGATTACAAACTCCTATGACTAGTATTTATCCTTTGAAATCTATGATTAAAAGTATTAGAGCTTATCTTGAACACCAAGGCAAATACTATATTGATAGCACAGGTAAATGGTTTAGAAAAATTAAAAGTACAAAAGCAGAACTTAAGTATCACAAAATAAAGAGAGTAGACCAAAGAATTGTAACAAGCGTGCTATGGATAAAAGGCTGTCCTTATCCTTTTGATATGGATAGACCTTTGGCAGCTAGTGAAGTATGGGCAGGAATGTTATATAGAGATGGAGCTCCTTGGTTATTGTACGATACAAGTCCTGAAAAGAAAAAAGATTCGTGGAGAAAAATATGAAAAGATTTTGGATAATATGGAAACATTCACTTGGTTCGTTTAACAAGGACGAAGGCTATAATGCAAGAAATGAAAATGCTATCGCAGTCCTACGCTCAATAATAGTGTTGGTAAACTTAGTGTGTGCCACTTTTATCATGGCGAACATAGTACATAACTGGTAATGATACATATAATAGATGGTGTTTTTGCTAAACATCAATTAAATAATTTTAGTAAGACAATTAACAGAAGTAAAGAGCCTTTTGTTAGTGGTTATGCTTCTAAAGAAGGGGAAGGTTTCTTTGCAAATAACGAAGACCACCCCAATGCTTACATGTGCCACACACTTGGTCACTACGCTAAAAAGATATTTGAGTTAGAAAATACTATAGGTTATGAATACTGGACACATGTTAATACTAAACCTAATGATGCTCATCAAGATAAAGATGAAGTAGCTTACTTAAAAAAGGGTATAAGTAGGTTTCCACAATGTTCAACAGTATTTTACTTAGAAGTAGAAAACTTAAAGGGTGGAGAGTTAGTATTTATGAATGGCATAACAGTAAAGCCAAAAGTAAATAGATTAGTATTATTTAAACCAGGACTAGAACATTATGTGGAGGAGTTTACTGGACATAGAGTATCTATTGCTGTAAATCCTTGGAGCACTAAGTTATACACATGAAAGCAGTTATAAGTGATAGAATTTACTTGGAAGTATTACCCGCGCAACAGAAAAAGATTGACGATGAACTGACGTATGCCATACCGTCATTCAAATTCGGTGACCCACCACTCATTATAAAAAATATGGCATTAATAAGACAGGGATTGGTTGCTATACCGGTGGGCAGAATAGACTTAATCCCTGCAGACCACGAAGTAGTAGATAAGAGAGTACTAAAACCAGTAGACTTCCCCAAGTTTAATATGACATTAAGACCAAGCCAACAGTCAGTATATGACGAGATTGGAGACGGCGGCATAATTAATGCTTGGGTAAGTTGGGGTAAGACATTTACAGGTCTTGCAATAGCTGAAAAACTAGGTCAGAAAACCCTAGTCATAACTCACACATTAGCTTTGAGAAAGCAGTGGGAAAATGAAGTAAAGAAAGTTTTTAATATCACGCCTGGAATTATAGGTAGTGGTAAATTTGAATTAGATAGTCCAGTTGTAGTTGGGAACATACAGAGTTTGTATAGAAAGATTCCAGAGATACGACAAGAGTTTGGCACTCTCATACTAGATGAAATGCATCACGTAAGTGCACGGTCATTTTCTAGAATAGTAGACAAGAATTGTGCTAGACATAAGATTGGACTTACAGGAACATTACAAAGAAAAGATGGCAGACATGTAGTGTTTAGAGATTACTTTGGAAACAATGTAATGAAACCACCTAAGGAAAACTTTATGATGCCTAAAGTTCATATCCTACCAATAGCGATAAGATTCATGGACGGAAATGGTATACCTTGGGCAAATAGAATCAATGAGTTAGCTTACAACCCAGAGTACCAGCATTCTGTGGCAATGGCTGCGTCTTCGTACGCCGCCAAAGGTCATAAAGTGTTGGTGGTATCTGATAGAGTAGACTTCCTCAGAAACTGCGCGGAACTCACTGGTGATAACGCAGTTTGTGTGACTGGAAAAATCCATCACGAAGATAGAGCAGACATAATAGCACAGATTTTTGAAGACAAAGACGTTCTGTATGGGACACAGTCTATATTCTCTGAGGGTATATCCTTAAACATTCTAAGCTGTTTGATACTCGCAACACCAGTAAATAACGAGCCGTTACTTACACAGCTCATTGGAAGAATAATTAGAGATTATGAAGGAAAACAACAACCTGTAGTAGTAGACATTAATTTAATTGGAAAGACCGCAAAGAGACAGGCTAGTCTACGACTAGGCTACTATCTCAAGCAGGGATATGAAATATCAACCTTATAAGGACCTCCGAAAAATACTACTTGACATGGGTTTAAAAAATTGTTATAATATATGATAAAATATAATTGGGAAAAGATAAATAGTGAGACCAAAGGAGATTCAACTTCTATACTTACTGTCATTCATTTATTAACTTATAAAAGAATCCCTGCTAGTAGAAAAGACAACACCTATAAATATTTTGGGAAGTCGTTCGTCGGTGATAGTTTTTTACTAAACCCGAGACAATTACTTGCAGAGCGAAGAAATTATAGCAATAAAGAAGCTGCAGAATATATTGCAGTAGCTTCATACCGAAATTATTTTAATTACAACCGAACAGGCGAAACAACACTAGAGTTGATACATTTGCCTGTCACGACAACGATAGTAAATCGCAACAGATTGCTTCGGATAGAGAATGGTCTAGTACACTTTCTATTTGAAGATAACGCTAAATGGAGAACATAAATGGCAATAAAATTTAATCAAACTAAGGGCGGAGCCCAAAAAGATAAAATCGACCAGTACACATACAAAGAAGGAGACAACAAGTTTCGTCTAGTAGGTGATATACTGCCGAGATACGTTTACTGGATTAAAGGTGAAAACGGTAAAAACATTCCTATGGAGTGTCTAGCCTATGACCGTAATACAGAAACATTCAATAACAAGGATAAAGACTATGTAAGAGAGTTTTTTCCTGATTTAAAATGTGGTTGGGCATACGCTATTCAAGCTATTGACCCAGCAGATGGCAACGTCAAAGTTGTTAATCTAAAGAAGAAACTTATGGAACAAGTAATGGTTGCCGCAGAAGATTTAGGCGACCCAACCGACCCTGAAACAGGGTGGGATGTTTGTTTCCAAAGAGTTAAGACTGGACCTATGGCATTCAATGTCGAGTACAGATTACAAGCACTTAAGTGCAAACCAAGACCTCTAACAGAAGCTGAGACAGCTAAAATTGCTGACCTCCGTTCTATGGATGATGTCTTACCAAGACCTACTGCAGATGCTCAATTAGAGTTATTGCAGAGAGTAACCCAACCAGCTGATGGAGCAGAAGCCCCTTCAGATGTGGATTCAGAATTCAGCATTAGCTAGGAGAGTTTTATGAGATATACAATAGGTAACATTTTTCCAGAGTTTTCAGCTGTAGCATGTGATATTGATAACACGCTTATCGATATAGATGTACTACAAGAAGATATGTGGACTGTGGTTTATTTTTATCCAAAAGACTTTACATTTATTTGCCCAACAGAAATAGCCGACATGGATAAACTGCTGGGCGATGCTGATGTTTTAGGATTTAGTCCTGATAATGAATTTTGTAAATTAGCTTGGAAAGAAAGCAATGATATTATCAAAGACATTCAACACCCTTTGTGTTGTGATGCTGGTAGTGAACTTGCTAAAGAATTAGGTGTTTATAACTTTGATGAGGGAGTTCCTTACAGAGCTACTTTTATCTTAGATAAAGAACATAAGATTCAACACTACTCAGTCAACGCGCTTGACACAGGTAGAAACGCAGAAGAAATATTAAGAACACTTCAAGCTTTACAAGCAGGTGGACTTACAGGTTGCGCATGGCAGCCAGGAGAAGATTTCGTAGCGTGATATTATTTACAGCAGACTGGCATATTAAGCTAGGTCAAAAGAATGTGCCAATGGCATGGGCATGCACTAGATATAAGTTGTTTTTCGAAGCTATTCATGAGCTAGAAAGAGACGAAGATATCAGTATGCACATTATTGGTGGAGATTTATTTGACCGTGTTCCTTCAATGGACGAGATTACACTTTACTTTGATTTTATCAAAGACGTAACTATACCTACTGTCATTTATGATGGTAACCATGAAGCAACAAAAAAGCACAAGACATTCTTTAGTAATCTAAAGAGGGCGACATCTGATGTAAATCCTTTAGTTGAGATTGTAGATACAACCACAGAGTATATCTGGGGAACTATATTACCCTATGCAGACTTGCATA